ATTCAATTAAATTCGTTTCAAATTATGTTGATTACATATTCGATTCCGATCAAATTTATGATCGCTCTCAGTTTAATAACGAAGATTTTGAAAAATTTTTGGGTGATTTAACAACTGATCAGTTAGAAAGTATATTGCAATTTTTTGTAACTTCTCCAAAAGTTACTTTACAAGAAACTACAAAATGCAAAAAATGTGAAAACGATCATTTAATTTATGCGGAGAACCTATACAGTTTTTTTATTTGAGCTTTGGTTATGATTCTTTGAAAAATTTTATTGAAACTAACTTTGCATTAATGCAGCACCACAAATATGCATATAATGACTTAGAGAGTATGATTGCATGGGAAAGGCAAGTTTATGTTACTTTGTTGACGAATCATATTAAAGAAGAAAACGAAAAGATTAAATTAAGGCAACAAACGGTAAGAAGATAAAATGGCATATGTAAATGTACTATCAGGATTGTCAGATTCTTTAGCGAATAGTGTAAAGAATCTGAAAAATGTTTTAAAAAAACCAAGCAAAGAACAAAAGTTAGATAATAAAAAAGATCAAAATGAATTTAATTCACAAAAATTGGATGGCTTAAACAGCCAATTATCAAATATAACTGCGTACTTACAATCGTTTGCAATAACACAAAGCCATGTAACTTCTACAGTTGTTTCAAAACTTGAAAAAATTGAACAAAGAGTTGAGTATTTAAACACAAGATTATCTCCTAGAGTATTAATGATTGGCAAAGGCAAAAATGCTCAATCTGTTCGATTCGATCCATTAGCTCCACAAGGAAAGCAAGTAACTTACTTAACTTCAGGCGGCAAGGCAGGAGCATTTGCTTCTAAAAAAGGCGGAATCACTAGCGATTATGAAATCGCAACAACAAAAATAGCTAGAGGAACCGTAACTGAACCAGTAAAAACTGTGGAAACAAAGAAAGAAAGATCTGCTCTTTATAAAAGGTTAGCATATGAACCTAGTGAAGATGATCCTGTTATGATTTTAAAGAAATCTATGGAAAAAAACTTTAAGAAAATTTTTGAATCGCTTGAAGAAATTAAAGCAACTAGTGGTGGCGATGGTGGCGGCGTTGGTTCTGGTACTCTAGCTTTTGTAGCAAAATTATTAAAATATCTTCCTAGATCAGCAATCGCAACTCTAGAGCGTGTACCTGCATTAGCAGCAACAATAGCTCTTGCTCAGAGCATTAATGAAGGTATGAAAGAAGGTGGCAATAAAGCTGTTATTAATGTTGTTAAGGATGTGACAAAAGAGCAAGAAAGAAGAGGATTTAATCCTGAATCTTCGTATCCTGCTTATAAACAAGCTTTAGAAACATCTTGGAATGCAACACCAATGGATAAAAGAGAATTCAGTAAACAAACATGGCTTTATAGTTCTGAATTAAGTAATCTTGAGAAATCAATGGCAAAAAGATATTTTCAAGAAATTAAAGAGCCAACACCACCAGCAGCAGCAGATTCAAAAAATTTAGGAAAATCAGCAACTGATCAAGAACTTAAAGCTATAAGTGAAACTGGCACTTCTGAAGAAGCAATGAAATTTTTTCAAGATAAAGGTTGGTCAAAAGCACAGGCTGCTGGTATTGTTGGTAATCTGTACATGGAATCTAGATTAAAAACAGATGCGCTTGGTGATAATAAAATGGCTTATGGGATTGCACAATGGCATCCTGCTAGACAAGCAAATTTTAACAGCGAGTATAAAAAAGATATTAGACAATCAACTTTTAAAGAGCAACTAGAATTTGTAAATTGGGAACTGAATAATGGCGAATATAAAAATGCAGGAGATAGTTTACGCAAAGCAAAAAATCCTGCTGATGCTGCATACATAGTTGATAAACAATATGAGCGTTCTAAAGGATATCACACAAAAAAGCGTATGGATTATGCCAACAAGTTATTTGGTAAAGAAACTTCTGCGCTTCCAACTCCAACTCCTCCTGCTAAACATATTAAATCAGCACCAAGTTATGGTGGTCCATTGGCTGGACCAGAAACTGCTATGTTATCAACACCAGCAAAAAATATTTCAGGAAAAGATATATCCACTCAGTCAGCTACAATAGCTGATACGAAAACAATGTTGGCATCAGTTTCACAGCCTGTTGTTATTAACAATATAGCTCAAACTCCTCCAGCACAACAACCAGTACAGCAACAAAATACAATGTTACCAATAGCTTCTGTTGATGACATTGATAAATCTCTTAAGACATCATTCAATAGAGATCGTTGGGCATAAAAAAAGGGGAGCCGAAGCTCCCCTTCTTATTACTCGTTAGCGAGTTTTTCAAAATAACTCATATCCTCATCGTCATCTACTGATAGTGATTCAGCAGTGACCTTTGGCTTTGCTGACTTTGGCTCGCTCCATGCAGCCTCATCATCTTCAACCTTCTTAGCAGTAGCAGCTGCAACACCACCAGCACCAAGAACCTTATCCAACTTTGCCTTCAATTCGTCATACGACTTAAAGTTCTTTGGATCAAGGAATTCCTTTAGAGAATAAGAACCCTTCCAAACCTTTTCAATCTTAGCATCATCATCGAACATTGCAGATTGAACGTCAAACTCGCTCTTGTCGTAGTTTCGATATCCTTCGACCTGACGAATCTTGACCTTGAAGTTTGCACCCTTCCAGAAGTCAAAGGGATTCAATGGCTTCTCATCTTCGAACTGCGGGCTTAGCTTTTCGTTGATCTTATCGAAGATCTTCTTGCCAAACTTATAAAGGAAAACCTTGCCTTCGTTCTCAGGATGCTTAGGATCAGAGACAACCAGAATGTTGCTGATATAATTCAGCTTGCGCTTCTGCTTACGGGCGATCTCCTTATTGGCTTCAACGCCAGAGTTCCAGAGTTTCGTATTATACTCAGAGACAGGATCTTTCTGATTGATAGTAGTCAGGCTATTCTCGATGTACCAGCCACCAGGACCTTGAAAGCCATGGTTCCAGATCTGGACCCAAGGAAGTCCATCTTCGCCATCAACAGCTGGAGCATCCAGGAAACGAATAACAGCATAGCCATTACCAGCCTTGTCCACTTCTGGTTGCCAGAAACGATCATCTACTGATGATGTATTAGTAGTCCTTCCTGCGCTCTCCATTGCTGACTTGAGTTTGTCAAGAGAGTTGTTCTTTTTACGATCTGATAGATTCATTTGTATTACCTCGTATGATTTGTATTAAATGTATAACGTCTTATTCACATTAACATCACGATATATTATATAGTATTTTGTTCTGAAAGTAAAGATTTTATGATCAACTTATACTTCGGAACATTCACACTCAAGAAGTCGCTGTACTTGCGAATCTTCATTGAAATTTTAGGATAGAGAATATCATCATCAATACACTTATCCCATTTATCAAGGAACCCCAACATCTTATTCAGAATAACCATTGTTTCAATAGTTACATCTTTCTGAAGGAAGGCAGTTAGTAATGCTGGATGAGAACCTTCTTGAACAAGAAATAAATTATTGAATGTATTTGGTGATTTATCTGGTAACAAGTTTATAACGTCATTCTTGAATGATTCAGACATCGACTCAGTAACTTTTTTCCAGTTACGATAGACATCGCCTGATTCTTCTTCTAGAAGATTCTTAGTCCATGTATCGTTACTATGTACGAAATTAGCAACCAAAAAACTCACAACTTCTTCATCTTTATATTTACGCGCAAGCTTATGAAAGAAGTATTTGTCCTTCCTTTTGTCAAAAGATTCTCTTGTAGTCTTTGTCTTGCCGTTATATGTCAGATAGTTATATGAAGAATTGAAGTGAAGTTTTATTGCTTGGTACTCGCAATAAAATTCGTATGCATTCATATTGGAAGTTTAGCTGACCTTTCAATGTAACCAAGAGATTGTGCTTGTTGTTCAAGCTTTGATAGCAATACATCGTTTACCAGTCCAGCTGCTACTTCAACTTCTAAACCAATCTCATCACAATATGTTATCATTGCATCCATACAGTCAGTGTTTAATTTTTCAGCTCTTGTCATTACAATAGTGCTGAAATTATTTTTTTCTTCGCGTGTTGGCATTGTTACCTTCCATAAAAAATGTGGTTACCAATTGTAGCAATATGCTGCTTTTGATAAGCCCAGCGTGGGCGAACGTAATTGGCATGGTAGTGGTATGCCTTGTTACCAATTATACTAGATCTTGCGTTTTTTAGCAAAACATCTTTAGCGATTTTTAGTGATGTCATATAGGCTTGACGATTACCAATTACATCTGGTTTGCCATCGCATGTCCAAGAGAATTGACAGACTGATCTATACTTCTGGTGAACGACACCACATACAGTCTTTGGATATAATTTGCTGCTAACTCGATTCATCGTTACAGTTGCAACTGCCAGCTTACCCTGATATGATTCAAAGCCAGACTCAAAATAGATGTTCTGAGCCATACAGTCAATTTCACGCGACAGAAACATCTCTTTCACTTTGGCTGCTTTTTCTTCTGCAACTTTTCTTTTGTAGGCAGCAACTCTTTCTTTTTCAATATACGAATCAAGAGCATTAGATAGATACCCAACAGTTTGCTCAGAAGCTTCTCTGTATTGAGCATATTCCCTCTCTAGATTTTCATAATGTCGCTTTTGACCAATGGCTGCAGCAATTACAGCACTGAACACAAGAATTGACATCCATCGAATAAAAAGTGTATAATGCGTCTCTGACATATTTGTCATGATAAATCAACCTCGCAGATAATAATTAAATCAACTGTTCTCGCGTTGCCTTGAGAACCAATACCCAATAATCTGCATCACACCTGCAGTTACAACACCCAACAAGGCAGTTAACGCATCGCGCCAAGTTGGTGGTGTATTAATATATCCCAATAAAAACAAACTCAGAATAAAGAAATAACCAGCTATGAATAACACACTCAGCGCAACTTGCGTATAAGCAAAGATTTTTCTAAAACTATAAACTGTAGTTGGTTGAGTGCCTTGTTCGTCAGCCATTCTTTTCTCCTTTAACTGAGGTGGGTTTATTCTGTTACCAAGGAAACCCACTCACGCGAAAACTCTGGAATTCTACACCGCTATTAGGCGGCTAGTGCCATGTCGTAAACATCATCGTTTGCGTTTACTTTTTTTGCGCTGATTGCGTCAGTCGCCTCTCGGGTAGTCAGTCTTCCTATTATACGCCAATCGAAACCTGTCAGCCCCATCAAAAGCATACTGCAAGGAACAACCTAATCCTTTTTCAGTTGTTTACCGTTGCTATTTCAGGGCAACGCAATATGCTTTTGGTGGAGCTGGGGGTATCGAAACCCCGTCTTGCCGTTTTTACGATTTCCTCATACTACCATATCAACTTTCTACCTACACTCCAACCATCTGAAATTTCTTCTGACTTCGGAATACATTTAGAAATTTTTAACTCTTGATTATATATCCACTTTTTACCAAAGTTTGAATTTTTCTCTCCACTTTGGTGCTTGATATTTTTAAATGTTTGTTTTCGTTTCGCTTTTGCTTCATCAGTTTGAGCCAATGAAGCAACTTGTTTCCTAAACTCTTCATTAATGGCAAAATTTCCTTGGGTTTGTGTTCCAGTAAATGGATTTCCTAACCTCTTCAATCTTTCTTTGGCTGCTTCAGACTGAACTTGACGTATCAATTCATCTCTCGGAATCATCTTGGATAGTCCTTGCCAAGCGAGATAGTCTTGCCAATGACCGTGCTCTTCAAATAATCTTTTATGGGCTTCGGCGTGTTCTTCTACACTCAGGTCTATTAAGTTAGAAGGATCATCGCTTCCGCCCATATACTTCGGTATTATATGATGTTTATGCATAGAAAAACTCCTTATCTATGCATATTTATAAAAAGTGCGATTTAGGGAATCGCACCCGCGTCCAAGATGCCTTTAGCTATGAGTTTACTACCATTATTACGGTTGCAATTTTCCACAATGTGGACAATACATTTTAATTGGTGGAATCCAGTTATCACTACTAGCAATAGACCACCAAAGATAGCACCATTCACACGAAAAGTGCCATATGGTTTCTTTACTTACGGTCTTGGTCTTTTCCATCGCCAAAGTTGCTTCCGCCACCAAAGTTTCCCTTTCCAGGACCAGTTGATGGTGGATTAGCTCCTGGCTTCTTCTTGCTCAATACCTTTGTAACAAGAAAAGCAACAAACAATCCAACAGCAATTAAAAGCAATAAAGTATCCATAGTTCCCCCTTACTTTTTAGATGACATCTTAGTCGACTTCTTTGCAGGCTTCTTCTTAGCAGCAGTCTTTTTCTTTGCTACCTTTTTTACCGATTTTTCAACAACAACATCATTCGAATTTACTTCGTCCTCACTTTCCCATGCATCATTCATTGGATCCCATGCATCTTCATACAACCATGGGAGTTCTGCTTGTT